GGGGGCCTCGGCGGCCTGGTCGCTCGCTTCTGCCTCTGCAACTTGCGCTTGCGCCTGCTCAAGCACGGCTTGCGCGGTGCTCTGTACGGGTGGCGCATTGCTCTCGGGGGTGAGGCTGGGGGCCTCGCTTGTCTCTTCGGTCATAGGTCCGTCTCCCTACTTGATGAGTGCGATCGGGGTGCCCACTCCCGAGTAATAGGCGGGATTCCAGTCGGGCGCGGTCACGAACTGAATCGGCCGCCCGAAGATGCGGGTGCCGAGCTCGAGGATGCTCGGCCCTTGGATGCGGCCGATGATGAACGTGCGCCAGCCCGGGAGGTCGCCGGTAGCGCTCGCGCTCTGCGGGTCGACGTACATGTGCAGGTACGTCGTGCCGTTGTCGCCGACCCACAAGGCATGCGGGTTGCCGATGCGCATGCCGAGCTTGCCGATAACGCCGTCGGGCTGCCACTTGTCGTCATAGTAGAATGAGACAGGCTGCTTGCGCTCGATGGCCGAGATGAGCGTTGCGCGAACGTCACCGCCGAAAGCCTGCACGTACTGCGCCCCACGGCTGCGGGGGAGCACGGTGCGAGCCCTGCCCCCGAAGCCGAAGGCCTTCTTGAATCGTGCGCGCAGGCTCTCGAAGGCCATGTCAGCCCCGAGGCCGCATGCGTGCGCCGAAGTCGAATTCGGCCTCTTCCTCGACCTCTTCGCCGTCGGGGGCCTCGATGTTGATGTCTACGTCGACCTCGCCCTCGGGCTCACCGTCGACGGGGGCATCAAGGAAGGCCTCGAAGTCCTTGTCCTTCGCCAGCTCGAGCAGGTGCGCGGTGATGGCGGTGAGGTCGGCGTCGCGGCGCACGTCGGCAAGTTCCACGGGGAACGGCTTACCGAAGTCGTCGGCCGCCGCGTAGAGCATCGACAGGAACCGCACGAGGTCGGGCTCGAGCTCGGTGGTGGCCTCGGCGTACTGCTCTGGCATCACCTCGATGCCCATGACCTGGGCAGCGTCTGCAACGGCCTTGGCGAGGGCGTTGAGCACCTTCACGTTGTACGGGCTTTGCGCGGGCTGCATGAGCATCGCGAGCTCGTCACCGACGGCCGCGTCGGCCTGCCCGGCGAGCATCGCCAGCTCGGGGGGGACGTCTTGCATCGGGACGGAAGGGCCGACAGAGATGGGCATGGCTCAGACTCCAGGCGGCAACGCCGCCGGCGGGAGGGGTGCACCTTCGGCCTCTGCGACGGCCTCGGGTGCGGGAGGAGGTGGGGCAGGGGTCGCAAGGTTCTCGGGGAGTTGGAACACGCGCACCATCTCCTCGAGGATGAGGGCGGGGTCGGCTCCGAGCTGCACGAGCACGGGGGCCAGGCGCTCGAGGCTCTGCTGCTTCGACAAGTCGCTCATCGGCGTCGTGCCCGCGTCCACTGCCCAGTAGCCGAAGTCACCCGTGAGATCGTCGGCCGAGAGGATGGTGGGGCCGACGGGGTTGGGCAGGGCGAGGGGCTCGGCGTCGTCGCCCAGGACGACCGAGAGCATCACGTTGTAGGTGCGGGCGATGCCGGTGATAACGGCGTCGCGGATGCGCGCCATGCGCCCGACCTCGCTTGAGGTGTAGGCCGCGAGCAGGTTCTGCTCGGTTGCCGTGCTCTTCGTCACCTCGCCCCGGGTGAAGGGTGCGAGCAGCCCGGCGTCCCTGATGTCTCCGTCGACGGTTGCCGCGTAGAGCGTGATGTCGCCAGGAATGGGCGCTTGCGGAACGGGGAGAATGTTGCCCTCGAGGGGCAGGCCGGGCGCGAGGTCGACCTCGACGAACTCGCCGTCGAGGCCCTGGGCAATCTTGGCGGCCGCGTCTTCGGAGAGAAACCCGGCCTTGACCATCCACTGCCGAGCCATGCGCCGCACGCCCTGCGCTTGATAGGTGCGCATGACGTTCATCTCGCGGAACTGGTCAAGGGACCGTGCGAGCAGGCTGTACCCGCGCATCGGGGTGTCGGGGTCGCGCGAGAAGTACAGCGGGAGGATGGGCACGACGGGGCGGCCCGAGGCGCTCTTGAAGGGGATGCCGGTGCGCTCGTGCTCGAGCTCGACCTCGGGGGCCTCGGTTGCTGCGTCGGCCTCGGTGTCGAGCGCGCCTACCTGCACCGTCACACCCTCGAAGAGGAACGACTGCCCGTTGTCGAAGTCGGCCGACCAGACGAGCAGGCGGTCTTCGCGCAGGTCGTAGAGCTCGACGACGCGCACCCACTGCTCCTTCGTCGGCACGGCCCCGGCGTTCGCCTCGATGTTGCGCATGCGGGTGTTCGCGGTGCCGGCCTGCTCAATCCACTTCGAGTAGGCCCGGCTCGTGAAGGCCTCCTCGGGCTTCGAGAAGCGCACGGCCGCCTCGTCGAGGGGCATGAGGTAGACGTGCCCGACGTGGCGCTGCTGGTCCCACGAGCACGCGGTTGCGTCGACGATGACCTCCCAGGGCGGCAGGGCGGCGCACGAGACGCGCTTGAGCGGGTCGACGCTCTCCTCGGGGGCGAGCTTGAGAAAGGCGCAGGGGTAGATGAGCGCCAGGCGGGTCGCGTCCTCGAGCTGCTCGCGGATGGTGAGCAAGTACTGGTTCGCCGTTGCCTCGGCGACCTCGGGGTTGCCCCGGTCGCGGAGGTCGGGCTCGACGCGCACCGCCGGGTTCTTCGCGTAGAGGCTGCCCAGGTAGCTCTCGACCACGGCGTAGGCCTTCGGCACCTCGGTGCGCAGGATGCCGTCGAGGGCGTTCTCGCTCTCGTTCTGCCAGAACCGCGTCATGTAGAGGCGGCGAAGCTCGCGCAGCTCGTCACGGCGGCCCTCGAAGTATAGGTCGTGCTGCTCCACGAGGTCAGAAACGTCGGAGGGTTCGAGCATGAGGCCTCAGAAGGGCAGAGAGTGGGACCGAAGGCGACGGGCGCGCGAGGCAGAGATGAGGTCGTCTATCCGGGTGCGGGAAGACTGGAGAGCCTGCGTGCGCCACGAGGGCGGCACGTCGCGCAGGCATCGGTAGGCGAGCGCCAGGGCGACCGCGCTGTCATCATACCCCCCGCGAGGTGCCTCGGGGGCAACCTTCCCGGCGGGCACGGTGAGCGCCCGCAGCTCGAGCCACGTCACCCGGTCGAGCACCTGCACAACCTGCATGGCCTCCCGCAGGGTGTCGAGGGCCTCGAGCTTGCTCTGCAGGGTTGTGACCCACGGCTTGCCCTTCGGCCCGCGCCATTGCTGCCGGTAGCCGCAGTGCTCCATCTCGAGGAGCAGGGCGTGCCCGTGGTTGTTGCTCTCGGCCAAAACGAGCGCCTGGTTGTAGCGGCTCGCGACCTGGACAACCCGGTGCGCCCAGGCTGCAGGCGTCACCCGGTTGTTGCGTTCCATGTAGACCGGTTGTCGGGTGCTCACCGAGACGACGGCGAGGGCCGAGTAGTCACCGCCCACGCCCCCGCCCACGTCGACGCCCATGACGTAGCGGTCGTGATTGTGCGGCCCTTCAATCTCCCTGCCCCCGTGGTCGCCCACGAGCTCGTGCGCAACGACGTGCATGGCCTGCAGGCTCGCATCGTCAAACCATCCGCCCTCCCGCTGCAGGAAGCAGTCGTCGAGCGTGGCGGGGTACTCGCGCCGGAACTTGTGCGGGCCGAGGGTCTGCTCATACCTGCGCCTCCACGCGAGCTGCCCGAGGGTGAGGTGGTGGGCCGCCTGCTGCTGCTTCTCCTCGGCAGTCGGCTCGAAGTCGTCGGGCACGGGGTCGGTGTACGTCGGGTGCTCGTGCCACCAGTGCGTCAACACGAGCCACCCGTTCTCCGGTGCGCCGGCGATGAGGCGCGAGAAGGCGTCGCCCGGGTTGTTCGCGGTGCTCTCCACCATAAGCAGCCCGTCGCCGACGGCGCTGAGGGCCTGGGCAAGGAGCTCGTCCTGGTCGAGGGCGAAGGCGAACTCGGAGAGAAGCACGGCCTTTGGGGAGAAGGACCGCAGCCCGGTCGAGCTCCTCGAGGTGAAGGCCTTGAGCGTGGCACCCGTGTCGGCGAGGCGCAGCTCACCCTTGGCTCTCGTGTCGAGGTCGCGCCGGAGGATGGCGGGCGGGTCGTTCATCCACCTGCGGTTGTCGTCGAGAAGGGCCGTGGCGCTCTCTGCCCGAAGCGAGACGATGGCGAAGAGGGCGGCGTGCCGGGTGGCCGACCACCTCTGGTGCAAGACCATCTTGCACGCGGTCGTCGCCGCGACCTGGCGCGCCTTCACCACGAGGATGCGGTTGTGCCCCGCCTCGACCGCATCGAAGATTTTCTGCTGCATCGGCAGGGCGTCGAAGGGGATGAGGGCGGCCGAGTCCTTGTCCTGCACGCGATGCAGCCGAGCGAAGGCCGAGGGGCACCCCATGAGCTGCCCGACCTGGGGCACGAGCTGCGGGGGCACGGCCCCGGGCACGAAGGGCTTCACCGTTCGCCGATGAGCTGCAGCACGTTGCGCAGCTCCTCCACCTCGGGCGCTTCGAGGCTCGGGGCCTCGTAGTCTCGCGCCATGTCGACCACCCGCCAGGCGGTGTCAAGCTGCGCCTTGTTGGCCTTGGCACTGCCCCGCAGCACGCGCTCGATGCAGGTGAGGGCCTCGACGGCGAGAGAGGCGAGTTGGCGGTCAATCTGGTCGGGTGAGAGCAGGCGGTCTTCGGACGGTGGGGGGTTCATGGCGGCGTCTCCTATGCAGACACTGTAGCCCCTGCGGCCCTTCTGCGGGAGTTGGTCCCGGGTGGTGGCAAGAAACGCCTCGCGCTTTTCTATGACTACCCCTCTTCATAGGTAGTACTAGCTAACCCCTAACCACCTAGTACCACTCAAGGAGAAGCAGGGAGGCGTCGGGGAGAAGGTGGGGTGGGGGGTAGAATAGTGCAAATACTATAGGAATGGCGAGAATGGGCGCGGTGTGGGGGTTCTCACACACCCCCTCCTTTTTCTTTCCATTCTGCCGGATTGTCCTTGCGCCATTCCGGCCACCCTGGTAAGTATGGAGTGTGCCGAGGGGAAAGAACAATCCTCGCCACCGGAGACAAACACATGACAAACCGCACGCCCCTCACCCTGCGCCACGCTCAACGCGCCATGACCATCGCCAGCAGGGGCACCAGCGCCCAGGTCGACGCCTTCGAGGATGAGTTTGGGGGAGCGCTCAGCAGCATCCTCGATGAGCTGTGGGCCATGGCAGAAGACGCCGGGCGGCCGGTCCTTGCGGGCCGCCTCGAGCGAGCCTTTAACCGGCTTGCGGGCCACGGCATGAGCTGAGCGGGCCCGCTTGCCCCGCCCCGTACCGCTTCGGCGGACGGGGCTTCAACGGTGCAACCTCGGAGACACCAATGCGACACGGACTGCACCCCCTCGACGGCGACCCCATCCGCCCCCCCGCCGGGTGGACACCCGACCCCACCTTCCCCAAGGCACGGCAGGGCGACCTTGAGGAGCTCGGCACCGAGCGCTCGGCGGTCTTCGGTGTCGTCTCTCTTTGGCTCTTCGCCGTCGTGTACGTCGCGTGGGCGGTGACGCTGTGAGGCCTCCCCCGCAGATTGTCCACATCACCTACCACCACCGCGACCTCGAGACGTTCTGCGGCGAGGTTGACGACCGAATGAAGGGCGTCACAGAGTACGACCTGGTGGTCCGCAGCGAAGTCAAGGAGGCCGACGGCACCTTGTCCAAGCTCTGGTTGCGGTTCATGCGCTCCCCGAACGTGCGGCCCTCGGTGCTCTTGGGTGCAGGCATCCGCGCCATTGTCCCGAGCACACTGCCCCGCAGGGTGGTCGAGGTGCCGTGCGGCGAGAAGACAATCGCCTCGACGCTGTACGACCTGCGCAACGGGTGGGACCTGGCGGAACACGAGGGCAAGACCTTCGGGCACGTCATGCGCTCGGCGACTCCCGGATGAGCTCGCCCCGCACTGCTGAGGAATGGGGCCGCCTCGCTGTCAGCCTGCCCGGCTGGCGGTGGATGCCGGGGATGCTGGCGATGTGGTCCCTCGACGACGACCCCCCGATGCCGTTGCGGCTCACCGAGGACGCATCCGACGGCCACAACTACACCGACAACCCTGTGTGGTCGGGCGTCCGCTCTGACCGTGAGCACAACGATCACGAGTTGGACCCGGAGTGGTGTTGGCCCGACCCCGACGACCCCGCGACCGAGGGCTGCATGGTCCGGCTGCTCGGGCCGGTGCATGAGGCAGTCTGGTACACGGGCGACTGCGACCGATGGGTGGTCGCGGTCGGAGAGGAGCGCCGCCTC